TCAGGCTTAATTCCTTCAGTTACTACAGCTTCTAATTATGCTGCTGTTGTTGCTAATGGTTATAATGCTTATGGTGCTTATGGTTCTAACAATCCAGCTAACAACGCTAACTGGTTTACTCCAGGCTCAGTTTCAGGCAAATGGTTATGGGCTGATACATATTTGAATCAAATTTGGCTTAACGCTAACTTACAATTGGCTTTGGTGACATTGCTACAACAAGTTGGCTCTATTCCTTACAACACTCAAGGCTACTCATTAATCAATGCTGCTTGTTTAGACCCAATTAACGCTGCGATTAATTTCGGTGCAATTCGTAAAGGCATCCAACTTTCTGCTGCTCAAGCTGCTGAAGTTCAATATGCTTTAGGTTATAACGCTGCTCCGATTATTGCTTCACAAGGTTATGTATTGCAAATTGCACCAGCAACGGCTGAAATTCGTGCTGCTCGTCAATCACCACCTATTACTTTATACTATCAAGATGGTGAAAGCGTACAACAAATTACTCTTGCTTCTATCGCTATTCAATAAGGAATAAATCATGGCAACAATAACCTCAGCAAATTCACAATTAACTCTTTCAGTTGGCGGGCTATATGGCGCACCAGTTAGTATTCAAGGATATGCAGTAGATGACGCTTTTGAAAGCGAAGCAGTTCAACAATCTGAAACACTTATGGGTGTTGACGGCAATCTTTCAGGCGGTAAAGTATGGATTCCATACAAAATGACAATTCATCTTCAAGCTGATAGTCCTAGCGTTGAAATTTTTGACGCATGGCGTTCAACTCAAGATTCAATTGTTGACGTTCTTACAGCTAATGGTACAATTATTTTACCATCAACAGGCATGGCTTATCAGCTATATAATGGCTACTTAACAATGGCAACTCCTTTTCCTGCTGTTAAGAAAACATTGCAACCTGTTGTATATGAAATTACTTGGCAAACTATTGTAGGTTCACAATCAGGGTTCTAATAACTTATGGCTAGAAAAGAAACGACATTTATTGCGAATACTGGTAGAGATACTGGTAAACAATTTTTAATCACAGAGATGTCGGCTTCTAAAGCTGAAAACTGGGCTTTTCGGGTTATTCTCGCTATCGGCAATGCTGGTATCGAGATACCCGAAGGTTTAGCTATGCAAGGCATGGCAGGTTTAATGACAATCGGCTACATGAACTTGCTTAAAATTCCTTTTGAATCTGCAAAACCGTTATTAGATGAGATGATGACTTGTGTACAAATCATGCCATCTACTAATGTTAAACGTAATTTAATTGAAGAAGATATTGAAGAAGTAGCTACTAGATTGCAATTAAGAAAAGCAATATGGGAGTTACACATGGATTTTTTTTTAGAAGAAAAGCAATCGACTTCGGAATCAAGTCCGCAAGTCAATCCACAAGAAAGCTCATTGAGTATCAAGCCACAACGCAAGCGATAGCAGCAGTAATATCATCTAGGCTTGCAACTTTACATGAATTAGATACGGTTTATTCTGTAGAAGATATGTGGATATTACTTGAAGTAAATGCGGTGGATAGACATAACGCTTATATAATGAATCAGATAAAAAATTAAGGAGTAAATCTTGGCTACAGTTATTGATAGTTTATTAATTGAGCTGGGACTTGACACCTCTAAATTTAATGACGCTCAAAAAAAGGCTGTAGAAAGCCTACGAAAAACTGACGAGCAAGCTAAAAAAACCAACGACAATCTTCAAAAAGGCACTAAACAGACCACAGAAGGTTTTGAAAAAGCAAAAGATGCAATGGTGTCTTTTGGTATTGCTGCTTTTAGTGTTGGCGCAATTGTAAACTTTGCAAGTAAATTACAAAATACAAATATGGAACTTTACAATAGTTCCAAAATTACTGGCAAATCAGCACAAGAATTGCAATCATGGGGTAATGCCGTTGAAGCCGCTGGTGGCAAAACCGAAACCTTTATTGATTCTGTCAAAAATTTACGAACAAAAATGGCAAGTGCGCCTCTTACTGGCGATTATGAATTTACTAAATTTTTAGCACCTTTACAAAATAATGTTGGCGATACTGGCGTTGACGTTAATAATGCAACAATCAATATTAAAAAATTATCCGATGCTTTTAAAAAATTCGCAGAAATAAGAGGAGCAAAAGGAGTTGCAGAAGGTGAAACTATTGCAAAAGGTCTTGGATTTACAGAGCAAGATTATATTGCAATGTTACAAGGCGGTGAAGCATTACAAATATTAGAAAAACATTACGAAGAAGTTAATAAAAAAATAAACGAAAACTCTGAGCTTTCAAGAAAAGCTAGAGAAGAAATGACTAATCTTTGGACTAATATTGAAGGTCATGGTCAAGATGCTTTAAACGCTTTATATAAAGCAATTAATAATTTATCTCAAAATCCTTTTTTTAATAAGTTATTAAACTTTTTAGATAAAATATTGGATTTAGCCGTAAAAATTAATCCAATACAATTACTTTCAAAAACACCTGAAGGTGTTTGGGAGCAATTTAAAGAAAATTTAAAAGAAACAGAGCAGATGGTATTGGATATTTCTGCTCCAACAAAATCAAAAACTACTTCAAAAACATCAAGTGGAAACGCAAAACAATTAATTGATTATTTCAAATCTCAAGGTTGGAATGATTCTCAAGCTGCTGCAATTGTGGGCGGTTTATCTTATGAAAGTGCTGGATTAAATCCAAAAGCATTAAATCCTGATAAAGTTCATTATGGATTAGCTCAATGGTCAACTTCAAGACAACAAGATTTTAAAAATTGGGCTGGTTTTGATATTCACGACCCTAAAGCAGATTTAATGAAACAAGCTCAATTTGTTCAATGGGAATTAACTCATACTGAACAAGAGTCAGGAAATGCTTTGAAAAAAGCAATGGATTTGTTTACAAGTTCAAAAGCAATGTTTGGCTATGAAAGACCAAACGATAACTCATTAAATGCACGATATGATTTAGCATCTCAATATTATAAAATGTCGGGCGCAAGTGCTAATGCTCCAGCAGCAAGCAATGTAACTACAAATACTATTCATATTGGAAGTATTCCAATTCATACAAAAGCCACAGATGGTGTTGGAATTGCTAAAGAAATTGGTCCAGCAATTCAAAATGATTCTTTAATGCACTTTGGCATGGTGGGAAATAGATAATGCCTTTAATTCCATATCCTGATGTACCAAAACTTTCAGGTGTTCCAGCAATACCACGTTCACCTAATGTCCCTACGCCTACAATAGAAATCCCAACAAGCGAAAATTTACCTAATACCGTATTCGCTTCAGAATGGGCTTTTGTAGATGAAAATGGAACTCATGTCATTATTCCTGATTCTTTTATTGATTTTGAATATCGTGAAGAACGTAAAATTCCAAACTACCCAGTAGAAGATGGTAGCTTTTCTAGTTATAACAAAGTAGCGTTACCTTTTGACATAAGGGTTACAGTCGCTTGTAATGGTAGTAAAGCAGCTAATGGTGGTATGAGTAAAGTAGAATTTTTACAAGCTATACAAGAGTTAATGGACTCTTTAACTTTAATTGCAATAACTACGCCTGATGATACTTATGAAAATTGTAATTTAATTCATGCAGATTATCGTAGGGAGTCTAAAAGTGGCGTAAGTATTATTATTGCTAAGTTATATTTTCAACAAGTACGAGTTACTCAAGCATCCGTTGTTACCACTTCAAAACCTAGTGGAACTCCAACACAAAGTAACGGACAAGTTTCACCAGTAACACCAACTGCAAAACAGCAAACTCAAGCAAATAATACAAAAATTGATTTTGCATTTTTGACGAAAATACTTAATAGGTAATATTAAAATGCAAATTGTCCCTTTAACTCCTGTAGCATCTCAAACATTTACTGTTCAATTAAATGCACAAAATTGTGTTATTAATTTATACCAAAAAAGCACAGGATTGTTTATTGATTTAACGGCAGATGGCAATGTTATTGTAAATTCAATGCTTTGTCTTAATGCTGTTGGAATTGTTAGAGAGTTGTATTTAGGTTTTGATGGTCAATTAGTATTTATTGATATTCAAGGTGATAATGACCCTGATTACACTGGACTAGGTTCTCGTTATATTTTGACTTATTGGACTGCATAATGACCTTTGCCGTAAGACAAATTAATTTACAATTTTCTGAAATAGTAGGTCAAAATGTAGAAACAACAAATTTAGAAGGTTTACGTTGTTCTGCTATTATCACTAATCCAGGCGGTTCTAGTGCGTTTGGTCAGTTGCGTCTTAAAGTTTATGGCATGACTTTAAGCGAAATGAATAAATTTTCTAGCAACGGCGCAAATCAAATATATTTAGAAAATAAAAGCGTTACTGTTTCGGCAGGTGACGAAGGAACACCACTAACGCAAATTTTCTCAGGTCAAATTATTTCAAGCTATATTGATTTAAGTTCTATGCCTGATATTTCTTTTAATTGCGCTGCTATAGCAGGATGGGTAAGCAAAGGCGCACCTTCAGCAGCAAAACATTATCCTAATGGAACTGTTGCAGAAGATTTAATAAAAGCATTAACTGGTCAACTTGGAAACGGATGGCGTTTTCAAAATTATAACAACTCTGCTCATTGTATTTTGACTGACCAATATTTATACGGTTCTTTAATTGACAAAATTCAAACAGTCGCAAGAGCAGCGCAATTTCCTTTAGTGATTGAAAATAATACGGTAACTATTTGGTCTAATAGTGGTGTCAGAGATAATGTAATTATTGAAGTAAGTCCCGAAACGGGATTAGTTGGTTATCCTTCATATTGGGAAGCTGGCTTTACAGTTAAATCAGAATTTAAGCCTACTATCCTTAATGGAAGGCAAATTAAATTAACTTCTTCATTACCAAAAGCTAATGGAACTTTTCCTGTTCAAAATTGCACACACGAAATTAGCACATTAACGCCTGATGGTCCTTGGTTTACTACTTCACAATTGAGTCCACCGCCTTATGTCGCAAAAAACTAATATACAAACTAATCATGTAGCTTCTGATAACGCTTCAGAAGTTGGCAGATTAAATTACATTATTAAAACTGCATTATCAGGATTAAGAACGGCTATGCCTGTTCAAGTAATGTCAGTAACAAATAATGGCGGTGTTTCAGCTATTGGTTATGTTGGCGTACAACCTTTAGTAAGTACGTTAGATGGTGACGGTCAAGTTTGGGACCATGCCACAATATACAATGTACCTTATATGAGAATACAAGGCGGTGCTAATGGAATTATTTTAGACCCTGCAATTGGTGATATTGGACTTGCTATTGTATGTGATAGAGATATTACTGCCGTTAAAAGTGCAAAAAAAGTATCAGCTCCAGGTTCTTTAAGAAAAAATGATATGTCTGACATGGTTTATCTAATGACTATTATTGGCGCAGCTCCTACGCAATATGTGCAATTTAATTCAAGCGGAATTACTATTACATCGCCAAATAATGTTACGGTAAATGCTCCAACGGCAGTCGTAAATGCGTCAACTAATGTTACAATGAACACACCAATTTTAAAGGTAAGTGGTGACATTATAGATAACTTTAATACGAATACTCATTCAATGGCTCAAATGCGTAGTCTATACAATAGTCATACTCATTCTGACCCACAAGGCGGAAATACTGGAACTCCAAGCAATTCAATGTAAGGTAAAATATGACAATAATTCAAAATAGTTTACTTCTTGACCAAGCGCAATGGGATATTGTGCTTGATGTAAACGGAAATATTGCACTTGCTGAAACGCCTTATTCTATTGCACAAGACGTTGCTTCTGCCGTTAGAACGTTTGTCGGTGAGTGTTGGTATGATAATTCTTTAGGGATTCCATATTGGCAAAATATTTTAGGAAAATTTCCACCTTTGCAATATACAAATTTACAAATGCAAAAAGCAGCATACACTATTCCTAATGTGGCTCAAGCAAAAGTAACATTTACATCTTTCACAAACCGTGTTTTAAGCGGTCAAATACAAATTATTGACACCGATGGCGTAACTAACAATGTTGCGTTTGGATAAGGCTAATTATGACAACTAATGTTCCTCAAATTACATGGGTTAATGGTAGTCCAGTTTTACCTGCTGAAACAGACATTTTAGCTGGCGTTCAAGCTGATATTAACGCTGCATTTGGTGGTGGTGTTAATCCTTCATTGCAAACTCCACAAGGTCAAATTGCAATGTCTGAAACTGCTTTGATTGGAAATAAAAACAATGAAATTGCTTATATCGCAAATCAAGTTAATCCATCAATGGCTTCAGGAATTTGGCAAGATGCTATTGGTGAAATATATTTTATTACTAGAATCCCTGGAGCTGGCACAGTTGTATCTTGTACTTGCACAGGTGCTGTTGGTACTGTTATTCCTGTTGGGTCTGTAGCACAAGATACAAGTGGTTATTTATATTCATCTACAGAAACTGTTACTATTCCTGCAAGCGGTTCAATTACCGTTCAATTTCAAAATCAAACACAAGGCGCAATTGCTTGTGCTGTTGGCGCATTAAATACAATTTATACAGCAATTGCTGGTTGGAATACTGTAAACAATCCTACGGCTGGTACATTAGG